ATGGTCAAAAATTAGCACATCTATAAGTATATGCACGAATTGTTTTACAAAAGAAGAATTATAGATTTTTATTGATTTTTTGAAACATGAATTTAATTTACATTTTAATATTCAAAAAAACAATGTGATATATCTTTCAACAAAAGATTTAAAGAAATTTATAAGCATCATCTTTCCTTATTTACATGAAACAATGTATTACAAAATTGGTTTAACAAAAATTTAATAAATGTGTCTCTTAATTGGGTTAAACGGGGAAACTCTTGAAAAAGACCATCCCGTACCAAACTATGATTTAAATGATTATAGAAGGTCGAACGACTAATAGGTGAAACTATAGGAATATAGAATATAATCCTAACACGAAATCCCAACACAGAAATGTGAAGATATAGTCTGAACTGCAAATATAGAAGAAATTGCAGAATTAATGGATAAAGAGCCATTAAGATAACAAATTGGCAAATTTCATAATTGGTCTATACAGTCCATTCAGATATGAAATTCCTAAATATTTAGGATATGACATAACTGAATTTAAGGATAATATAAGATTCATGGAATTAATAGCAAGTAGAGGTGGTGGTGGGGGAACAGTTTGTCCTCTCTTTTTTGATGGAGGAGTTAATTATTTTAGAGAATTACCACTTCCTAATGAAAGGGATAAAATTGAGCAATCTTTAACGTTTGCTGAACGAGTCCGAAGTAGTAAAATATTCATGATGGCACATCGCCATAAAAATAAATAAATGGGTAGAATTTTAATTGTGTTAGGCCCTACTGGGTCTGGAAAGAGTAGAAGTATTAAGAATTTAAATCCTGACGAAACATTAATCATTAATGTTCTCAAAAAGGATTTACCCTTTAGGGGTTCTAGAGCTTTATACTCTACAGAGAAAAAGAACATTGTCTCCATATCTGATTGGGACAAAATAGTGAATTTTATAGGAGTCGTAAATGGTATGCCTCATATAAAACAAGTCATAATCGATGACATACGATTTGTGATGGAGAAGGAGTTTATGAAACGAGCTAAAGAAGTAGGTTATGCTAAATTCACCGAACTTGGTCAACACTTTCAAGCTATCATTGAATCAGCAGAGAATGCTAGAGAAGATCTCGTAGTAGTACTAATGATGCATGATGATGATGTAGTCAATGACAAAATCATTGTTAGCAAAAAGGTCAAATTAGTAGGTAAATTAGTAGAAGATCACTACAATCCTATTGAAGTAGTCCCAATTTGCTTATACTGTAAACCTACATTTGACAAGAATGACAATCCAATCTTTCAATTTTATACTCAAAAAACTCTGATTGATGGGGTAGAAATACCTGCTAAATCACCAGAGGATATGTTTGAGGCTAAAATGCCAAATGATTTGGATATAGTCATTAAAGCTATGAAATCGTATTATGAAGAATAATTTAAACAAAGAAAAGATGAGTAAAGTTGCGTTGATGGCATTCGGTAGTGGCCAAGATACTACCGTAGAGACAGGTGGATTTAAGAAATACATCGGAGTAGGAGTTTGTAACGTAGTTGCAGTCAATCCTACAAAAGCACAAATAGAACAAATTTATGGTTCTGCTCCTGAAAAAGACCCCGAATACTTGGGTAAATCTCCAGAAGGTCAAGATCAAATTAGAATAGATATTATCCTCAAAACAGTTCCTGAGAAGAACAATGGAATTGAAGCAATTAGTAAAGTAAGTTTCTTTTTAAAGAAAGCAATCCGTCTTAGCTCTAAAGGAACCATTCAAGTAATCAATAAATATGGTGAATCTACTTGGATTGAAGAATCCCTTGCCAAAAAAGGTGAACTTCCAGAAACTAATAAATGGTTTGTTGGTCCTTATCGTCCTTGTATGGATGGTGAAGACAATTTGAATCAATTTATGAAAACGTTTTTATGGATTCCTACCAGATCTTATACAGATGCAAACGGTAAAGAACATGTAGTTGAAGATTTGGCTACTGCAGAAGCTCAATTAGAAGATATTCAAAAATATTTCTCTGGAAATGTTAAAGAATTAGTTGATCTGATTGCTTTAAAAAAAGATAACACCATTAAAGTAGCATTTGGGATTAAATCCACAGATGATGGTAAGGAATATCAAGATGCATACACTAGAAAATTTATTCGTGGTAATGCTAATAATAACTCACCTATTGATGCTGATATTGTTAAATCTCAAGCTGCTGGAGCATATCCTAAAACGGTCTTCTCTAGTGCTCCTCTAAAGGAATACACTGTAGAAGCTACTGCATTTACTAATACTCCAGGAGAAGCACCTACTGCTACCCCTATTGAAGATTGGTTTAAGTAAGTAATAAATGTTTGCACAAGGGAGAAATAACTCAAATGTAGACAAAGTATTTGCTATTCCTGAAATAGATATTCTTAATTTCTATTTAGGTATCAATGAAATACCATGTCTTATAAATTCTCCTCTTAGAGTAGACAACAATCCCTCATTTGGTATTAACACCACCAATGGGATAAAACTGCATTTTAAAGATTTTTCAACTCAAGAATCTGGGGGTACTTTTGATTTACTCATGAAGTACTTCCAGATTCCTTTTGATGATCTATTAGAGAAGATTTATAATGATATGTCTCCTGGATACACTCAAAATGGTTCATTTGTAATCCCACATAGAACAAAGGGAAAAGTTAGTTACAACAACAATACTGAACTAAAGTGTAAAACAAGAGAATGGAGAGATTATGATTTAAAGTTTTGGGAAGAATTTGGTATCTCATTGCCTTGGTTACAATTTGGTAATGTGTATCCCATCTCTCATACAATCATTCACAATCTTGATACCAATCAAAGATACACGTTTGCTGCTGAAAAGTATGCATATGTATATGTAGAATTTAAGGATGAAATAGAATCTTTAAAAATTTATCAACCTTTTAGTCAGACCCGCAAATGGACAAATAAACATGATTCATCTGTATGGGATTTATGGCAACAATTGCCTGAAACTGGCGAAACTCTTATCATTACCTCTTCTAGAAAAGATGCTCTATGCATTTGGGAGAATACAGGCCTACCCGCTTGTAGTCTTCAGGCAGAAACGGCACTTCCAAAAATTCAAGTTGTAGAAGAGCTTAAAAACAGGTTTAACAATGTGTACATTCTATATGATAATGACTTTGACAAAAAAGAAAACTGGGGTGAAAACCTTGGTGCTAAGATGTCAGAGAAATATGGACTTACACAATTACATTTACCTATAGGACTAAAGGCTAAAGACCCTAGTGACCTATGCAAAATGTATGGAAGAAAAACAATTAATCAAGTAATAAAACAAATCGTTGACAATCATGGCTAAAACAAGCATGTTCTCCACATTGGGTCGTAGATACCCAGAATTTAACAATCTATCTACCAATCATTTCAGTGACTTGAATCGTATGAATGAAATCTATCCAATTGTAAGGAAGCTTCGTGAAGACTATCCTGCTGCATTGAATGATTTTGCTAGCTATCCCACAGTCTCCTCAAAAGACTTAGGACAGAAGATCTTTTCATTTGTCAAAAACAATTTGAATTAAACAAAACAAAAATGGGTGTGGGGATTAATTTCCTCACTCCCTTTATAAATTTAGATTATTAATAATGGAAGAACAACTTGATTTATTTGAAGAATTAAGAGAACTTAGACCGTTCACTACAGATTCTACCTACGACACCCCTGAAAAATATCTCAAATATTACTTCGCTAATCGTCAACCATCCACTAAATTTCAAGGCGGCTCAATGCATTGTCATGCTGGTTGTTTTAGAAGTTTCTTTGACTTATATTACCTTACGAGAGCTAGATTCTCAAATGTAACATTAGAAGATGTTGCAAAAATCCTAATCAAATTATGTGAGGATTACGGTAATTCAAGAGTAAGTACATTTTACAACACAGATGTAGAAAAAGTAGTATTTGGTAATTTTGAAAACACAGACAGAAGTAGTAGCCTCATCTTTGATAAGAGTTATAGAATGTTTGACATTTATGGAATTGATGCTTTGTCTTTTTTAGACATTGTATCACTTGCTGGTAAAAAACTTAAAGATTTGATTGCAATACAAACCCTTCCCACTCAAAGTTGGGAACAAAACAAATAAAATGGCATATATTGGAGTTTATGGAACCCTTAAAAGGGGTCAAAGAGCTAATGGAATGTTAGCAAACAGTCCTCTAGTAGGAACATTTAGAGTATCGATCCCATTTCAAATGTTCAATTTAGGATCTTTTCCTGCATTGATTGCATCTGAAGAGGAACATGGGATTACTTTTGAAGTGTATCATGTCAATGATGATGCAATCTTGCTTCAATTGGATAGATACGAAGGATACCCCTCGCTTTATCAAAAAAGCACAATTCAAATTGAATCCTCTACTGAACATGGAGTAATGGATGTAACAATCTATACCATGAAAGAAAGGGAAACAAGGTTTTATACACCTATGGAATCTGGTAATTGGGAATAATTTAATAATTAGAAAAAATGTTTGTACAAATAAGAAGTAAAAATGATACTGCTTCCTCTCTTAGAGGTCAAGTAGTTACTAGAAAAAGATGTGTCTTACGCTTAGGTAGCAATACCCCCACAGATCAAATCTTTCCTGTAGGTGCTCGCACTGGTAAGGAAATTATTGAAATCAACACAGTTCAAGCTTGTCACAATAGTGGTAATAAAATCACCATGAAACAAATGTTTGATGCTGCTGGAGTAATTACTGCAGAGTGGTTGCAAATGAATTCCCCCGAATTAGCAACTTGGCCTCATTTTGATGCAATCATTAAGCATAAGAATTCAAGCAAGGGTGAAGGTATATTTATCATTCACAATCAAGTTGATTTGGATGCATTTATTGCAGCACATCACAATCTACAGGATTTCATCATTGAAAAATTCTACAACTATGTAAAAGAGTATCGTCTACATGTCACAAAAGATGGTTGCTTCTACACTTGTAGAAAAATGCTCAAGGATGATGCAGTTGAACGTTGGCATCGTCATGACACCAATTCAGTATGGATTCTTGAAGAGAATGAACTCTTTGCTAAACCAGCAAATTGGGATGAAATTGTAGCCGAATGTGTAAAAGCTATGACTTCAGTTGGATTGGACATTAGTGCAATTGACATCAAAGTCAGTAATCATAATCCTGCAAGATTTATCATCCTCGAAACCAACAGTGGCCCCTCGATGGGGAATGTGACAGCAGTTAAATACATTGACAAACTAAAAGCAATAGTGGATGAATTTTGATGTATCAAGATATTATACTATTTATAGATTTCAATTGGGTGGGAGTGATGAAATAATTGTTCCAGAGGATACTGCTTGTTTTAGGACTTTTTTTGGATGTGTAAATTCATACAATCCTAAAAAAGGTGTTGAAATAACTGTTACAATGTTTTATCCTGGTAATACAACTATTCGTGAAAATTCAAATGTCTGTATCTTAGACGAAGAAGAACTGAATTTATATCTCAGAGAACTTCAACAATGGATTAATTTTGATTACACATTAGTGATGGGTAAGGAACAAATTGAGGTTGCTATTAAAACCAATGAATTATTTGGTAAAATTAAGGCATTGTTAACAGCAATTCGTTTGTGTTATGAACAACCCTATAATGTGTGTATGAAGGAAGCAATAAATCTATTTAAACTTCAAGTTTATCCAAATTTATCAATCATTTATACATATCATTTGGTTCAATCAATGATAACTTTTCCACTCAATTATGGTCATTGTTTCTTTACTGGTATACCTAGTCCTCTTTTGATTAAAAGTTTTGAAGAATTAAAAGCAAGACTTGTTGACACTAATTATGGTTGTATAAATAATTTCTTTGAATTTAATACATCAAAGATCATTAGAATCGGTTTTAAAAAAAATGCACCAAATGAGTTTTTTCTTGATAGTTCAAAACAATTAAAAATGTCTACTGAAGATATAATGGAAAGAGTAGAAAATTATCACAATCACAATTATAAATTATTATTTAATGGACAAACCGATTAAAGTATATGTAGTAGGTACATCTAGACACTACGCTCGATTCATTCATGATGCTGTTTTAGTAGAAGAAATGAATCAAGCTGATGTAATCCTATTTACCGGAGGTGAAGATGTAGATCCCAATCTCTATGGTGAAAGAACTCACCCAACCACTTATTGTAGTCCTAAAAGAGACGCTTATGAAATTGAGGAATATGTCAAATCTCTTCAACTACCTGGTACTCTGCGAGTTGGAATTTGCCGTGGCAATCAATTGCTTACCATTCTAAACGGGGGCAAATTGGTTCAAGATGTCACTAATCATGCTGGTAGAACTCACACTGTATTAACCACAGATGGACAAACTCTTTATACAAGTTCATGTCATCACCAAATGGCTTATCCATACAATCTTCCTATAGACAAATATGAGATTTTAGCTGTTGCTGAACCCAAATTGTCTAGATACTACGAAGGTGGAGGAATTCATTGGGATGATGTTTTTGAAGAAGTAGAGGTAATCTATTTCCCAGAAACAAATTCTCTTGGTATTCAAGGACATCCTGAAATAATGGATACCAATTCTCCTTTTGTTAATTACGTTAATTCATTAATAATCTCTAAATTAAATAAATAATGGCTAATACTATTATAGATATTGTAACAATTGGCACAGATCCTGAATTATTTATTGTAAATACAAAAACTAATACAGTTGTATCTTCAATTGGTCTTATTCCAGGACATAAAAACGATGCATTCTTGCCTGAAGGATTCTCAAAAGGATTTGGATTGCAAACTGACAATGTGTTGGCTGAATTTAATGTTCCCCCAGTTCATTTGGTCTCAGGAGCAAGTAAATTGTTTTCAACTCAAATTACTCAAATGAAGGAGTATATTAGGAATTTTGTAAAACAGGTCAATCCTGATTACGATATCCTGTGTAGTGCATCTGAATTAGTTCCAGATGACCAGTTACTTAGTGATGAAGCTAAACAGTTTGGTTGTGACCCCGACTACAATGTATATACCTTGAGTCAAAATGAGGCTCCTGAAGGGGCTAAAATTAACTTGAGGAGTACAGGTGTCCACATTCATGTAGGATACCATGAGAACAATCTAACGACCTCTTTAGCTTTGCTAAAAGTATTGGATTTGTATCTCGGTGTACCTTCAGTTCTAATTGATCCTGACACAAGGAGACGTTCTCTCTATGGTAAAGCTGGTTGTTTTCGCTTAACTAACTATGGGGTTGAATACAGAGTCCTCTCTGGTTACTTCATCAAAGATGAAATCACTACTACTTGGGTTCTTCATCAAACCGCAGCAGCAATTGCTTACTACAACAAGTGTCTCCGTGAGTATTCGAGTAATTTCAATACAAAACCTTTTGCAATTGAGAATTATTTACCATCTGAAGAAACTGTATTCAACAGTATCAACAATGGTAATAATTCTCAATTGCAA